TCACTCCAACCACGGTAAGCAACCCAACGCCCTACATTCTCGGAACCTGCGTGATTACGGCTACATTCAGCCATGCGCATGGAGTGGGCGAGTTGATTACATCTGGCGATGGTGGACTTTCGGTTGCAGCGACGGCTGCGGCTGGTCCTGGTGCCGGTCTGGTGATTGTCGATGCTGCATGGGGTTCGCTGGTAGGAGCAACACTGTCTCATGCCGGCATGAACACAGCGATTACCGGTTACAACTCGGTCAGCGCGAATGTAACGTTGCTCGACTGGAGCGGATTTACCGGAGCGCTGAGTTACAACGCAGCCAGCGGGAGTGCTTACGCATCGACAACGCACGTCCTCTACTAAGGTGCCGCGATGCCGAGCGTATCGAAGGCGCAGCAGAAGGCTATGGCCATAGCAGAGCATGACCCGGGGAAGCTGTACAAGCGGAACCGGGGATTGCTTGGCATGAACCACCAGCAATTGCATGATTTTGCGGCGACTGACACCAAAGACTTGCCGCAAAAGAAGACGGGAGTTCTACGCCGGTTGGCGGGATCGATGAGGCGATAATGGGACTACTCACCGCAAAGAAACGTAATGCATTGCCGTCCAGCACCTTCGCTGGTCCCGCCCGCAGCTACCCGATCAATGATCCGAATCATGCTCGCAATGCGCTTTCTAGAGTCTCCCAGTTTGGATCGCCTTCGCTCAAGGCTGAGGTTCGCGCAAAGGTTCATGCGAAGTATCCCGATATCGGCAAGAAGAAAAAGCGGGGTATGCTGGGATGATTGAAGATATCTCGGATGAGGATTGGGAAGCTCGCCAGCGTCTTTTTATGGTGAAAGAGCAAATCGATTCCGCGCATGCGGGCAAGTTCGATATTGCCTGCCCGTACTGTCAGGCGTTCAACACACCGGGCAAAGAGTTTTGCTGCGATCTGCTGCGCAAGGCTGTGATTACGATTCTGATGGGACGCAGGCAGGGCATGATTGAGGCTGCGGGTAAATATGGCGACAACTAGCCCACTGGAAGATCTAGGCATCGAGAACCCGGAAGATGAACAGTTACCGGATGATGACTTTGGCGGCGATGGGATGCCGAAACTTCCTGAAGACAAGCAGGTAATCCTAAAGGATCTGCTTAAGAAAGCGCTGCAAAGAGAGATTTACAGCCGCAGAACCGAGGTGATCGATGCCCGGTTGCAGCGGTTTTATTCGCGTTCGGTGCAATATATCTACTGGAACTGGTCTACCGGCATGTTTGCGCCATTGATGCAGGGTGGAGCGAACAATTCCGCCGATCAGGAAAGGTATTGCGAAGTTTATGACATCTACTCTGCTTTCCTTCGCACACTGGTTGCTGCACTCAGCCAGAATCCTCTGGCAGCACACATGGTTCCCCGTACTCCTAAGCGTACTGTTGATATTGCTGCAGCTGAGGCTGCTGAATACTACCGAAATCGAATCGAGCAAATCAACGAAGTAAAGCAGTTACAGGTAGATTTGGCACGCTTTTTCTGCACGGATGGCCGTGTTGTGGGGATGGTGGTCAAGAAAGATCCAGATCCCAGGTACGGCATGGATGCCAATGGCGATCCGGTTGGCGCAGAGATCATTGAACTGGACGGAATCCTTGAGTGGAAGGTTCCGATTACGCAGAGTTGCATGGAACATTGGCCATATGCGGTCAGAAGCAAGGAATTGGAACTGGAATTTGCTCAGGATAAGTACCCGGAGTGCGTTGATGATGAAGGCGACTCAAAGATTATCACTGGCTCAGCGTCCGCTGGTGAGTCGGCCTACGAACGAATGGCACGACTCGGTGTTTTGCAGGGGACTAAACTACTCACTGCTACAGGAGAGACTTGGGAGCACCTTGTCACCGAACATATCGGATTCTTTCGGCCCAGTTTCTACCGGGCTGCCGCAAAAGAGAACCGGGACTGGCTGAAAGAGACTTTTCCCAATGGATTGAAGCTTGTAGTTACCGGAAATGCCTATTGCGGTGCCTGGGACTGCAAGATGGACGATTATCTGGACGTTGGCCACTGCAAGCCGGGCGATGGACAGAACCGCACATCACTTTTGAAGGCGATGGTACCGATTCAGGATGCATTCAACGATCTGTGGAACCTTCAGAAAGAGATTTTCGAGTATTGCATCCCGGAAAAGTGGCTGGACAAGGAAACTTACGATCTTGTAGCGCAGCAAGAGCATAGATCGGAGCCGGGAAACTCGAATCCGGTCGTTTTGCAGCCCGGAGAAGACATTCGCACGAAGATTTTCGTTGAAGGGAACATTGAAGTACCCGCAACGATGATTAATGCGATGGATCAGCTCTCTGGAGCGCTCGCCCAGCTCATTACGGCAGCTTTGCCATCGCTGATGGGTACGGCAGACGAGCATAACGAGACAAAAGGCGGAATCGCGATGATGCGCGAGCAAGCCCTTGGTCAGATGGGCATTGCGTGGGGCGCATCGCAGAATTTGCTTGGAAAACTCGAAGAATTAGCGGTCAGAATGGCCGGCAGGGAGCAGCCGGGTGATACCAAGCTGGCAATCACGATTCCTGGTGGAAATACCGCTCCAGATTCGGTCAAAGACATTGAAATCTCCGAATTGAATGCTGGGGACTTCTGTTATGAGGTAGACGACTCGTTCCCCGATACCCGGGCGATGCGGAGAGCGGTATTCAACTCGCTTTTGGCGATGAGTGAGAAATCTCCCACTTTGCAGGCAATTCTTGCGTTACCTGAGAATCAGGCACTCTTCAAAGAGATGGTTGACCCTGATCTTGAGATTCCTGGGGCTGATGCGCGGTTACAACAGAAGCGCGAGATTGACCAACTCTTGAAATCGGCTCCTATCCCTCCCAGTCCACAACAGATCCAGCAAGCGGTACAGGGATTGGCGCAAAAGGCCTTGGCGAGTATGCAGCCGGGCCAGCCGCCGCCTCCTCCCCCGCCGCCGCAGGTAATGATGCAGATTACCCAGTCTTTGACGCAGCCTTCGGTTCCGATCGACGCGGAATGGGACTTCAACGAACTGCATCTTGAGGAAATCAAGGATTGGCTGGCGAGTAACGAATGCTATGAAGAACTGCAGAAAGGTAATCAGGCTGGTGTGCAGAATGTGAAGCTACATGGCGATTTGCACAAGAAAGCTATTGCAGCCCAGACACCTCCGCCACAGCAAAAGCCTCCGAGTGAGAGCATCAACTTCGCGGATCTGCCGGATGCAGGAAAAATTCAGTTAGCGGCCAAGGGTGGTATTACACTAAGCCCACAAGACATACAGGCCGCAGACTTGAAGAAACAAGCAGAGCAAGCTTTGAAACCGAAAGGACCATCCAATGCCTGAAGGCGCAGTCATGGACGCACCTGTAGCAGCCCCGGCAGCAACATCTGAGAGCGTGTCAAGCGACATATCTTCGCACGGTAGTACCACGGAAGGTACATCTGCGGTAGATACTGGCGTTGACCCGGGAGTTGAGACACAGACCGAAGGCGATCAGCAACCAAAGGTTGGCGGCAAAGCTGATCTCGGGACATTCATCAAGGATGCCGCTAAGCGTGAGGCTTTGAAGGCGATTGATCCATCGTTGCCGGGGTTGATTCGCGATGCTGCTTTTGGTGCGCAGCAGGTGAGGAAGGAATTTCCTGCTGGGGGGCTGAAAGAGGCTATCGAGTACCGCGACACCGTAAAGCAGATGGGCGGTGTGCAGGGGATTCAGGAGACGAAGCAGTATCTCGACAATTACGACAATTTGGATCAGCTCTACACCGAGGGAAAGCCTGAGTTTGTGCAACAGATTGCGCAAGGCGATCCCGAGGCTTTTGAGCGCATGGTTCCGCTGGCGATTGAGCAGTTTTCTAAGCAAAGCCCGGAAGCGTATCAGCATGTGATGTCCAAGGTGCTGGTGGCTACGCTCGATGGAGCCAAGTTCTCCGATAAACTGCGGGCCGTTTATGCGGCAACGCAAGATCCTGCCGCAAAAGCCGCTTTGGAGGAGATGTACAACTCCATCGAGGGATATAAGGAACTGGCATCGAAGATTCCCGAAAAGAAGATCAATCCAGAGTTTCAGAAGCTTGAGCAGGAAAAGCAGGCTTGGGCGGAGCAGAAAACCAAGCAAATCGAATCTAGCGTCAACCGCCAGTCAACTCAGTACCGTGATTCCATGATTGCAAAGGAGTTGAAGCCTTTTGCGAAGTGGGAAGAACTGGACGATGATCGCAAATCGGCGGTAATCCGTGAATTCAAGGCGCGGTCGGGAAAGATCGCCAACGCCGATGAATCGTTCAAGTCCACACGGTTGCGTTACCTCCAAAACGGAGATGAGGAAGGTTTAGCCAAACTTGAGCGGCAATTCCTTGACCAGCATGGGCCGCAGATCATTCCCCGCGTCGCAAAGCTGTTTTGGTCGAATCCCAGCAAGCCTGCTCCTAAGAACGATCAGCCACAGCCAAATGGAAACGGTAAGCCGGCTACACCCAAAGGGTTTCAGTTTGTAAAGTCGATGCCGGGGCCGAATGAAATTCGCCGTGGCGTTGGCGGAACGACCCGAGATATGCTCATGGCGAACCAAGCCATTCTTAATGATGGCCGTAAAGTTCAGTGGGCATGATAGAGTATGTTTCAAATCTCTGAATCCATACGGGTAGCAACCGGACATAGCTGAGGACGAAGAGACGAAAACCGTTGTGTTGTAAACATCGATGTGTCTTTCACGCGGCACTACCATGCTGACCCAAAGGCGACACGAGATGAAATCTCATTAGTGAGGTATCACCGTGGCCTCTGGCAACGTGGCACAAACTCTTGCACTTCAGCATGAGAAGGTTCGTCCCCAGCTTTCCCTTCTCTATCAGCTTGACGCGACGCTGTGGAACGAAATCAAGTCCCGCACCGACATTGAAGTAGTTTCTTCGCGTCCCACCCGCGTTCCCCTTGAGCTGCTGGCTGGTGGAACCTTTACCTCAAACTCTCCTGATGGAAACGATCTCGGCACCGGATCTGCTCCGACCACCGATTTCATGCAACTGGTTCCGACCTACTTTTTCCAGTGCTCGCAGTGGACGAAGCAGGCTGAAATCAGCACCAACTCCGATGAAAAGGCGATTGAAGATTACTCCAAGCTGCTGATGAAGCGGGCAATGGAGAACTTCAATACCTACATGGAGGCGGTATTCACTCAAGGTGACGGTTCGAACACGCTCGATACCGTTGTTTCCACTTCCACCAACGCCATTGTCGTCAACAACGCCAACCAGTTTCAGGATTCTCAGCCAATCGATGTCTGGTCGGCGCTCTCTGGGACGTTTCGTGGCACGTTCGTCGTGCAGTCAGTCGATGCGGCAAACAAGACACTGTGGGGAACCGGAGCAATCCCGACCGGCACGACTGCGGGTGACTTGCTGCTGGTTCGCGGCTCTGCCGGCGTTGCTAACTCTGGGTTGTTCGGCCTGTTTACCTATCAGCTCTCCTCGAATTCGGGGACAGTTGCCGGGTTGAGCCGGTCTGCCTACCCTGGAAAGCTGACAACTCCTTATGTCAACGGTGGCGGGTTTTCGCTGACACCTTCCGAGGCTCGCCGGATGCGGGCGCAGATTCAAATTGCGATTGGTGCATTGAAGCCAAACGAGCTTGATCTGCAGTTCAACATGGGGCCGGACATGATGGCCGCATGGGAGAATGTCGGGCTGGTGGTTTCAACCGTCATTCAGAACCAGTTGAAGGGCGATGCTTCCGAGGACATGCTGAAAAAGCATACACCTAAAACCTTTATGGGCTATCCCATTATTGGCGAAGGTGAGGGCAACATCCACGCGAAGCAGGGCCGTATTGATGGAATCTGCCTCAAGGAGTGGTTCCGCTGCGAAAACCAGCCGATTGACTACTACGAAGTTGGGGGACAAACAATCTTCCCGGCTTATGGTGCTTCGGGAGGTTTGGCTGCATCGAGCTTCTTCTATCTCTGGACTGGTGTGCAGATCGGCATGGAGAATGTCCGCGCCGGCGTGTACATCGACACCGTTGCAATTCCGACTGGATACTGATGAAGACACCGCAGCACTTGCCTCTCCCGATGGAACGGTATGGCCTGAAAAATGGCCATGCCGCCTTTCGGGTTGTGTGGTCCGATTCACGGACCTATCTGGTAGGCAACGATGAAGGATTCAAGGAATTGCCGCTCTACGACTTCCATGCGTGGGTTCTCGAAAAGTACCTAACGGCTGAGGAGTTTGCGGGAAGCAAGAAATCGTGGGATTTGAAGGAAATGGGCGGCGCGAGGCTTGGTCCTTACCCATCCCAGGGGGAATGGGAGTTTTGCTATCAGTTTCCCTTCACTCCTACGGATTCGATGATTGATGTGTGGGTTAGAGCAAATGGAGCAAGTATCGCTTTGACTCCGCAGCAGAGAAAAGATTCGATTATGCAGCCGATGTTGGACAGGAAAGCGCGTAATCACAAGCGGGTGGACGATGTATTTGATGAAGCAATGCATGGGTTCAGGAATGGCCGCAGCCGACTGGTGGGACCGGGGCATGAACCGATTCATTTGAAACGCACGAAACGCAGAGATGACATGAAGCTGAAACTCTCTGCGGAAGATTTGGGAATGCCCTTAGACGACAACAGTTTCTTTACCGGAGGACGAAATGCCACTGAACGTACAGGACGCAGCCAAAGCAGTTAACGCCGAGGCGCAAAAGCGCAATTCCAAGATTGTCGATCAGGTTCCAGCTCTGATTAACAAATTGGCAGCGGAGCACCGAATCTACATCTTCAACGTTGGCTCCGTGCCGCACTCACGGAATCTTGGCAGTCTGGGGAACTACTATGTTCCTCCCCGGAGCGAAGGTCAGCGGGTTGGTGAACCTTGCATCATCGATGGTATGGTGCGCGAGACGATCACCAACGATATGAACAAGATGGATAATCGGTTTGAGGAAGGTTTGCAGGTTGCCCACGATGTGATGTTTATCGGACGTGGCTATACCCCGGACCTCAACCGTGAGAACTACGGCCTGTTTATTCATGATGGTCCGGTAGCGCCGCCCGACAAGATCGCCAAGGCTGAGAAAAAGTGGCACAAGCATCTGAGCGACTTGATTGCTAAGGCCGACAACCTTGAAAAGTCGAATAAGCGGGAAGAGATCTCGAATAACCCGATCTTTGCGCTGGCGGCTGCGGAGTTGGGCATTACTCGTCCATGGTGCTCTGAGTCGAAGCAAATGGCCGAATGCCCTTCGTGCGGAGAGAGTATCAATCAAGGCTCCGCGATCTGCCGTCATTGCGATGCGACGCTCGATGAAGAGAAGGCGCGGAAGTACTTTCCCAAGCGGTTTCAGGAAGATAAGCGTGGTCCCGGTCGTCCAGTAGGAAGCTAAATGCCGATTATTCCGCCGCCGACTCCGACTGTACCGTTTGATACAGCGGACACGATTCTGAATCTTGCGAGAGCGCGTCTCAATGACACGATTCTCTCAGCGGCGGGTAATCTGCTGGCCGATACGCAGAACTACACCTTTACGCTCCTCAACGGAGCATGGAGGCATCTGCAGGAAGATCTGGCGAATGCAGGAACTTGCGCACTGATTCAGGAAGTGGTATTGCAGGGGTTTCCGGTAGTCGGTTCCACCGATCCATCTTCGCAAGCGTTTCTGAATCAGCAATATTACTTCGATGGGCAAAACTACTGGATCCCTCCCGATGTTGGGTTGTTGCCACAAGACTTGATTCTTCCGCTACGGATCTGGGAAAGGCAGACGCAGACGAACCAGATTTTTACTCAAGTCTCACCAACCAATGACGGATTGCCGGATCTGGTGAAGACGAACCGAAACCGGGTGTACGAGTGGCGGAATAACTCGATTTACATGCCTGGAGCAAATATCGTTGTCGATTTCAGGATCAGATACGCCTCCTATCTTCCTGATATCGCTGCAAACGGGACAGCGCAAGTGCCCATTCTTCGCTGTTCCGATGCTTTAGCGCATTATGTCTGTGCGGAGTTTGCTTACTCCCGAGGTTCACCGGAGGCAGTTGGGGTAGGCAATAGCTTTATGGGCATGGGACAAGCAGCCATGAAGCGAATGTTGAACCGTGAGGCTCGACAGCAGCAAAGAGGAAACCATCGCAAGATCGGATATTCCAAGGGCCGACACTGGGGATGGGGTAATTGGTAGCGTGCGCTATCTAAGGAGATCACCATGGCAGCAGTAGTCGCAACCGTCACAAACGTTGACTCGACACGAGATACCTTCGTTGTCTATGGAACCATCACTCTCACCGGAAGCTATCCCGCATCTTCGACTGGCGATACCCTTTCGTTCAAGGGATTCGATCAGATCAAGTCCAGCTCGCCGCCTTTGTGGGTGGATGTTGTGGAACAGCCGGCGACGCCTTCAGCAACAGCACCTTCCGGGATTGTGTGGCAGTTCGCTCCCGGAACGACACAAGCCAACGGTAAATTGCTGGCTATGACCACAGGTGCGGCGGCGGGCGATGGTCTTCAGCAGCTTGGCAACGTCACCTATGCCTCAGTCAATGCGGCTAACCTTGTATTCCGGGCAACGTTCAACAAGTTCATCTAAATGGCGATCAATGCTCTCGGGTCTGTCGATGTGCCTTTGTCTCTGTTTTCTTCACTGGATACGGAGCTATCGCCGTCTGACATTCCCGAGGGCATTTCCCCCGACAATCAAGATGTCGTTTTCACTCCAGGAACCGTATCGACAAGGCCGGCGCTGCAGAAGATCTTTACCTCTGCGCTCGATGCGGGGCAGGTCGTCTATGAGAAAAGCTTTCAGACGCCTAACGGAAACATAAAGAACCTCTACCTCACCTCTGCGGGCAACATGTACGTCGAGGATCTAACCGTATCCCCGGGAACGGCGACTTTGTTGTTTACGACTCTGGCGACTCGGGCGGAATCAGTGACAGCGTTTGGCCGGGAATACATAGCTCTCTCGAACGGGGTTCATGGTTACGATATCCCGCTGCAATACGACGGCACAAACGTCTACAGAGTGACCCAGGATGGCCCAGGAACGCCTCCCACGGTTTCCAGCACTATTATCCCTTCAGGTCCGCTATTCGTTAGTTCTGGAGTCACTGGATCAATTGTTTCGATCACTTCCACAGACTCTCATCTGCTGCCGTTTCACGGCGGTGTGGTCTGGCTGAGCTTTACGGTCACTTTGTCAGCACCGGTAACGTATAACCCGGCTGTGAGTGTGGTCATCTCGGGAAATACCGGGTTTTTCAATGGCACATGGACAATTGAGACGATCATTTCTCCAACGCAGTTTAAAGTCTCTTACTATCAGACATCGAGCGATACGGGAACAGGTGGAACTGCTGTCCAGCCCGGAGTGTCGATCATTCGGGCAAGCAACACGGTAACGGCTTATTCCACCGCTGCGGCTAACTTTCAGGTTGGCTATCAGGCGCAGATTTCCGGCATCACGGCAACACAGGTTGGCGGTGGAATTGCCTCTATCGTTATCGACAATGAAGATAATCCGGGTATTGCCACGGTAACGACCAACACCGCGCATGGTCTGTTGCCGCTCAATAACGTAACCATCAACAATGTCCCAAATACCGTGGTTGGAACCTCCATCGTCAACATTGTTACGATATCCGATATTTCTACCGTAACAACTAGCACTCCGCATGGACTTTCGGTAGGGTCGGAAGTGCTAGTACAATCTACTGGAGGGCCGTTTGTTATCTTCACGGTTCAGACTGTGCCCTCACCAACCACCTTTACCTATGCGGAAGTCAAGGCCAACGCAACCCTGACCGGTGGCACTGTGGAGTATTACTGGCCGCTGGCATCGTCCGATCCTGCAGCCAACTTCTTTCAGGTAGTTGAGGCTCCGACTGCTACAACTTTTACTGTGGCCATTAGTTACCCCGATGGTACTTGGTCGGGTGGCGATGTCAGTTTTTCATGGGATGGAACATTTTATGTTACGGCGGTTGATCCTAACGGGACGTGGATTCAGTACCAGCAGTATGGTCCTAACGCCAGCTCTACCGATATTGGGACGCTGACACCGGTCGGTCAGATCACCCCCGGAGTGCATCAGTTACAGGTTTTGTTTCTGACGGCGACCAATGCAATCACAGAACCATCGCCTCCGGTCACTTTTACCGCGAATGGCGGTCAATATCTGACGGTCAGCAACATCCCTCTGGGACCGCCGAATGTGATTGCGCGAATCCTCGCTTTGACCGGTGCTGGGGGAGCATATTTCTTCTATCTTCCCGTTCCGGCGCAAGTCAACGGCCAAGTAGTTTCAACGGCAACTCAGTTGAACGACAATACGACTCGAACGACAATTCTCGATATCTCTGACAACACGCTTTATACCGGTATTGGAATATCGGTTCCCGGCAACAATCTGGTGGAACAAGTCGTCTTGGGTCCATGTGCAGGATTTTTCACATATTCAAGCCGTCTGGTTGCGTGGGGGGATTACAACAAGGTTGAGAATCTGCTGAATATGGGGTTCGATGGCGGATATTTAGATCCGTCACTTCCTATCGCTCCTACCGGATGGACTTTAGTCACTACTGGCGGAGGGTTAATCAATACCCGATTTAGCGGTATGGGATGGCAGATCAACACCGGAACGGGTACAGGTCAACTCAGCCAATCGTTTTGGCAGGATGCCTACAGCGACTCGATTGCGCTTCCAAACACTGCCTATTCCATTCGTGTCTATCTTGTAGGCGCGGGAACCTTTGTTGCTACCTTGACAAGCGCGACCACGGCCTTTGCTTCGACGGCAACCATAACTTTTACGGGTACAGGATGGTATACCGCGAACTTCAGCGCTTCGACACCGACAACCATCCCAGCAGATCTTCTGCTATCGATCAAAGGCACTTCAGGCACGTTTACAGTAGACGAAATATCGATCTATTACACTGCTCAGTCTTTCAACGATACCGAGGCGAAATTTAGCTACGAGGATAATCCTGAAGGGGTTGATGGGCTCACAGGGATAGCCGGGCCGGAAGACGATAACACCGCGATCCGCAACTGGGGAGTGATCCGCGACACATTGAACTGCGTTACCGGTGGTTCCCTGCATGAAACCATCGATAACGGGACAACGGAACCCTCCGAGTGGGGGTTCCGCCATGTAGCCGATAATTGTGGGGCATGGTCTATTTCCTCGATTGCCAGAAACGTTCAGGGAATCGGATCTTCGGGTAAAGAGTGGATGGCGTGGGGTGGACCGGACGGAGCCCAGATCTTTACAGGACAGCAGCCCATGAAGATTTCGCAGGAGATTGAATCGATATGGGAGAATACCGACGAATCGCTGGCCGCTCTTGCCTGGGCAGCTAACGATCAGATCAGCAAACGCTGTTTCTTTGGCCTGCCTGTTGGAAGTTCGATGCAACTGCTGGTCCTTGACTACCGGAACTTAGACGGGGAGGGTATTGCTTCCTCCCCTCCGGTCCATATCTCATTTACCGGCAAGATGATTGCTTCCGATCTGACAAGGAAATGGACGCGTTGGAGCGTTCCATTGCAGTCGGGCGCACTAATGTACCGTCCCGGTGATGCTTTAGGCGCTCCGCAGATCGTCTTTGGCGGAACGAATGCCTACACACTCAATTCGGCTAAATATACGGATGACGATTACGGGCAAATCTTTAGCTACTATACGACTTACTTCTTTGTATCGCACGAGATGGAGCAGGCTCTACAGGTTGGAAGCCATAGAAAACTTTACACTTACATCACGGCCTACATTGAAGGAAGCGGGATGTTCAACATCACTCCTTTGGGAGCGACGTTATCAAATCTCTTTCCATCGACGCTCAATCTGGCGTTGAATGCCGATCAGCCGTTCGATCTTGAATCAGGGTTGAATGTAGAGACGAGCCGATGCGCCTTTAAGATTCAGGTATTGCCGCTGCTGGGGCAGACAGATGCTTACTTCAGTCTGCAAAAGCTGGTTGTCAACATGATGCCTTCACCGTGGGCCAAGGTTCGCGGATCCGTTTCGGGGAGTTTCTGATGAATATCAGGAACATCCCGTATATCAGAACGATTCCTGTCTGGGGAGAGCGGGTTGCTGAGGCATTTTCTGATATCCAGCAAGCCATCAGAAATGTGTCGCAACAAGCAAATCTTAATCCAGCGGGAACCGATCAGGCTCCGCCTCCGCAGATCAATGCTCTGAAAGTCGTTGTCAATGGCGGAGTTGCGCATGTTCAGATCACCGATAACAACCAGATTTATCGTGGGATCAATTACCACGTGCAGTATGGAACGGATCAGGGACTTTCCGCTCCGGTGACACATCACATGGGGCCATCCCGAGATGCGCGAATCCCAGTAGGAATACAGCCCTTGTGGTGGAGAGCTTATTCCGACTACCCCACGTCTTCCCCAAGTGCTCCGGTTTACCACCCCATGACCACTTCAACGGGGACTAACCCTCCTCCTGTGCCACCTGGGCAGGGATCGGGTACTGGAACACCGGGGCAGATTTCAGGTTTCGGCATCATCCCATTTCGCGGTACGAATCCGCCCAAACGCCAATGAATATTCGCTCCATCTCGAATGCCGATAAAGACGCTATTGAGGCGATCTACGCCAAGCAGCCGGCCAAATATGGTTTGCCGGACAAGATGATTTCTGGTTTTGCGGTCATTGATGAGGATGACAAGCCGAGGATCTGCCTGATGGCGCGGGAGACGGTAGAGATTTATGCGGTGTTCGATCCTACATTTGAGACACCGGCATGGAGGATGATTGCGCTGGAGTTACTTATTGCAGAGCTAAAAAAGGATGTTTTTGCTCTCGGCTATAATGACGGGTATTGTTTCATTGCAGATGATGTGCCAAAGAGTTACATCCGCAGGCTCATGAACTTAGGGGCGCGGAAGATGGTGGTGACGTGTTTGCACTTTCTCAAGGGTGAAATCTAATGGGTGGACACTCAGGAATCAAGGGTGATCTGTTATCAAACAGCGGCACCGCCAATAACCTTTCGAATCAGTATTCTGCGAATGCTTTAGGGATTGAGTCTTCTCTGCAGCCTCAATTGCAGGCGGAAGCGACCAACCCGCAAGGATATAGCCCAGCGACTATGGGAGCAATGACGACTGCGGCAGAGCAGACGGCGGGCGGTGGAGCTGCGGCGGGAGTAGGTGAAGCTGGACTGAGAGCTAATCGAACAAGGAATATTGGATCAGGACAGGCCGCCAGCGCTGCGGCTGATCGCGGGGCAAGTCAGGATTTGAGCCAGATCAACGCTGGTCTGCAAGTAAAGAATGCCGATCTCAAGGCGAAACAGCAACAGGAAGGTCTGGCGGGTGAAGGCGCATTGTACGGAGAGGATGTAGGCGCTGGGGAAAATGCGCTGGGGCTGTCTACCGGAGCATTGAAGGATGCGGGAAGCCTGAGCAATTTCTGGCAGCAATTGATGTTGCAGGGCGTGGCCAGCGGTGGACAAGTGGCGGCGGCGGCAGCAGGAAAGGAATAAATGGCTGATCCGATGGACGATGAGGACGAACTCCGAAAGCAACTGATTGCTGCGCCCCAGCCGTGGCATCCCGGCCTGTCGTTGCCCGGAGTTGTCCCGCCAAAGGCTGCTCCCGATGCTCCGCCGATGGGTACGGTATCGAAGATGGCGAATCCCGTTCCTGCGGTTGGTTCGCCTCAGATGCCAGCTATCACTGCTCCACGTGGAACAACGCAGGGCGATCAGGCAGAGCTTTCGCGCAAGCTTTCGACCGGAAGTGGGATTTCGCAGATCCACAACAAGATTGAAAACTCCAGTTTTGGCCAGAATCATCCTACTCTGGGAAAGATTTTAGGCTATGGTGCGCAGGGAATTGCGACGTTGGGTGATACTGCCTTGAGTGCAGTTGCGCCTTCTCTGGCGATTAACTTGCCTGGAACGCAATATCACCACATGATGGGGATTCATCAGGATCAGCGGCAGGTTGGGCAGGATGTAGCTGAAGACGAAAAGCAGGCTCAGACCGGATTGACGCAGGCGCAGACGGGCCATGTGAATGAAGAGACTGCGGAGATGCCGCAGAAATCTGCGGATACCCACGCTCTCACGCAGGCGGAAATTGAGAAGGATACCAAGGCAAAGAAGGATTCCTTGCTCCAGATGCATGCGGATGCGGTGCAGAATGCGATTCAGGAGGACCGCGATCCACAGCAAGATCCAAATGTGCAAAGATTTGCGGACGCTATTACATCGATTCAACCGGGGGAGAACAAGGAAGCCGGCGCTCCTAAAGTGATTCAGGTTGAAGTTGGTGGAAAGCCTCATAACATGGCTTGGAATCCCGCAACGAAAAAGTACGATTCCGACCAAGGTCCGACCGGAGAGAAGCCAACGCAGGCACCCGGAATCACCATGATCGTGCCGAATGGTCAGGGAGGCGGGACGGTAGAACGTCTCACCGCTGGGCAGACGGTTGCTCCGGGAGCGCAGACGGCTGCAGGCGTGAACTCGCTGAATACCCCGACTACTCAAATGAGGAATGTTGGGGCGCAAGCTTCTCTAGTGCATGAACAAACTCCGATGATGCTACAGGAGATTGATCGCCTCGCGCCTCTTCTTGGTCCTGTGGCCGGTCGATGGAACGAATTTATGCAGGGCAAAGTTGGCATGGATAATCCTGATATGGCGGGACTTCGCTCTGATCTGTTGATGTATTCCAGCGCGGTTGCGTTGATGCACGCCAGAGGACGGTTACCTGAGAATCTGCGGGAAGAGTTCGACCACGCAATCAACGCTCCAAAGCAAACCCCTGAAAACCTAAAAGCGGTTATCCAGCACATCGATCAGTGGACGACGCAGAACATGAACGCAATGCATCAGGGCGGCGGTGGTCAGGCCGGTCCTAAAGCCGGTGACGTAGAAGACGGATATAAGTTCAAGGGTGGCGATCCTAAAGTTCAATCGAACTGGGAGAAGGTGAAGTAATGGCTGGACCCTGGGATAAATACGCGCAGCCTGACGCCTCCTCCGCTCCTCCTCCTTGGGCGAAGTATGGCGGTGCGTCTGAATCGGTTGCTGGTGCTCCAGAAGGTGGGCCTCCGCAACTTCCTGCACATCCTCCAGCAGCCTTTGCTGCACCATCGACACAATACAATCCCGGTCCCGGAAAAGGAGGTTACCCGGAAGCGCTGCGTCCTGTCGGGAATATCGGCAGGACGGCGCTGAATGATTTCGTCTCGGCACCATCGCAATTCAAAGCAGCAGCGCAGCAATCGCCAAAGATGTCCATCGGTGACGCAGTGGGCGACTTAGTGGGCGGTCCTGCCTATAGGCCAGTAAAGAGTTTGATTCAATCGGCTAATCAGTCATATCAGGAGGGTGGACCCGAAAAAGCAGCTACCGATACAGCGGGGCATTTGCTCTCTTCTACGCTTGCAGGTGAGGCCGCTGGCGGTCTGGTGAAGGGTATTGATGCTATACCTCGCACTGGTCGCGCTGCGGCCAAATTTGACACATTAGGAGCGGCTTTAAAGGATCAACCGGTGACACTCGCCAACACTACGCCACATCTACAGAGAATTGCGGAGATTGATGCTACTGGGCCTTCTATGCCCGCGACGGCTAATAAACTGCTAAATCGTTCGCAGGCCACCTTTCCTATGAATTACCCCGAAGCTCGACTGTTTCAGGAGAACCTTTCCAACCCCTCCGTCCTGGAAAAGCAGGGGATCGGTGGGAGTATGAAGGGCGGTATCAAGCAGTTGAAAGGTGGGTTATTTGAGGACATCAAAAACGCTGCCGATACCAAAGGTATGGGTCAAGACTATGCAGACGCAATGAAAGAGTATCGCCGGGCCGCGATCCTGAAGGACGTAGCGAAAAACGGTGGCAAGATTGCGGTTCCGGCAGCAGTTGGTGGAGGAATAGCAGGTCATTATCTTCGGAAGCTGGTGGAATAAATGAAAAAGCCGCTGCTTTTCCTCTTTCTGGCTCCTTTGTGCATGGCTCAGGAAGTGCGCTATGACAACATGGCCTCCACTACCGGGAATCCTGTTTCCGGTGTGCCTGCACCTGCCGGCTCTCTTGTTCCCATCCTTGGAATCAGTAACGCTCAAATCAATGTCTGCACCGTAACTACACCTACACCTTGCATTACACCGCTTACTACATTCACGGACAATACCGGAGCTGCATCTTGCCCGACTGCTACACCGCTAACCCGTCCTAATGTGGTGGGGTGTTTTTCTACAGCAGATGCGGGCGGAAACTGGGGGATGTGGGTTCCCCCTGGTACTGCGTTTCAGTACATGATTACTACTACTTACGGGACGTTTGGCCCGTATTCAGCCAATGCTCCAGGCTCGTCTGGAGGTGGTGGCGGGGTATCTCCTCCAGCCTTTGCGGTGCAGTTTGCCAATGCTGCGGCTACAGGTTCACAGACTGACCCTACATTTACTTTCTATACGACACCGCATGCATTGGGTCTTGCCGCTGAAGTCATATCTCAAACCAACCCGGCCTACAGTTCTGTTACCGATCCTCTTGGTGGTGGATACTTCGCCAATGTCGCGAGTATCGCTCTCAACACTTCAGGAAATCCCGCACAAGGGCCTTCGTTCTCTAACTCCTACCAAGCTCTGGAGATGTCGGGCAATTGTCTTGCTCCCGGATGGGACATTGGAGGCAACGGACTATCTCCAATTGGCCCAGACTGGGCGACTTGCTTTGGCATCGTGGGGCAGACGAACAGTTACACTCCCGGAATCTTTCAGGGTGTCAACTTTACGATCAACGGCAATAAGGGTGGCGACGATCAGGCTGGCGGCTTTACGGTAAACTGCACCGGTGGAGATACGGACCCGGCTGCTGAAGGTTGCGCGGCACTTGGTCTGCATACAGTTCAACGTCCCGCTAGCTATTTCTTCTCTGGTACGGTTTCAGCAACAGGAGCGGCGGGAGCAACGACTGTAACCCTGACCTCTGGTGGCGCAGGACCGTTTGAGCCTACCAATGCCGTAATTTACGATACGCAGACTCCAGTGCTGTCGAACTTCCATGCAACCGGGGCGAACACAACCTATACGAACATGGGAGTTTTTTACTTCCCCGTAGACGCCTCACTGACGCAATCCACGCAGTGCTCCATGCTGGGAACGCTTTACGGAACGTGGACCGCCAACACGACTTACGCACTAGGAGCGCAGATCAACTACAGCGCGAATAGTTTGCGGTGGGTTGTGGTGCATGGTGGTACTTCAGGCGGTACGGTTCCAGCGGCCTTTTCTTCTCCGGTGCCGGGCGTTCCGGTTATAGACGGTGGTGTGACATGGATGTATGGCGGCCAAGTTGTACCTGGCATCATGCAGTCGATCAACCCGGCTTCGCCAACTCCCGTAACCGTTACTTTTGATTGCAATTACGGCGCTGGAACGGCTCTAGCCAATGACACATCTGGGACAGCATCATGGTTGGCTGGCGGGGAAGTCGAACGGGTCAAACTATCCAGCGTTAGCGGATTTACTGGTGGAGTGATAAGCGTTGGAGCTACCGGGCCTCCATTCGGAATGGGATGTCCCGATGGCGGTCATCTCGTCAATGCGACTGGTGGCGGGGGAACTGGGGCACAAGCTCTGATTGCTTGTTCCGCAGGTGTTCCTTACTACTTGTACGTTACGAATCCCGGAACAGGGTACACAAGCACTCCGACGTTTGCTATCGCGGGATATACAGGAACATTTTTCTCTGCGATCAGCACAAAGTTGCAGACCGCCGTCCTTACTCCACGTCTGCTCCACGGAGTTGCGCCAACGAATGCTTCAAGTTCCATCTGGCAGGGTGGCACGAACGGCTACTATACCTCTGGTCTATGGACGGCCAACGGATGGACCGATCAATATTCGTGCCCTGGATCGGTTGATTCTTCGCACTTAGCTTGCGAGTTTGTATCGGCTTCAAATCCCGTCCCCCCAAATACGCAATGGAGCACATGCGGAGCTGGAGTAACACTTACTGGGTTGACGACTACGGGAACCACAGTAACAGGCGGTTTGCCAACCAACATGTGCGGGCCTTACTATACCGGCATCGGTTCAACCGGCTCCTTCATCAAAACGGCGGTTCTCTCCTGCCCCGGTAACTCCTCCTACAACACCACTTCCGCCACAGTATTTACGATTGATCCAACTCGATTCATTTTGACGTGGAACCAAACCGGAGCTACTGGCACTTGCGCCTCTGCAACGATCTCCTATCCGCCTTCGGTGTTTGCAGCGAATCTCTACAAAGGCGTTGAAATTACCCAACCCTGCACTCAAGGAAGCACGACTACAAGCTGTCCGCTGGATGTCAATGACGTAACCTTCACTGCTGGCGATACCTACTCGACTGGCCCTAATCCTTCGATCTTCGGTTTCGGTATTCGCAATGTCTACCAGATCAATGGACCCGACGCGACGACCTCTACTGGTCCACTCAATATCGCCATGCAAGGTGGAGGCATCAACGGGACCAACGGCGGAGCTATCGGTATTGTCCTGCAAAATCTGAATCAGTTCGGAACTCCGAATGCCGGTTTATATTTCGACAATGGAGGTTCGTATCCTCCCCCACAAGGGATAAGTATTCAGGGTGCATGGGCTGATGTCATTCACACCGATCCAGCCCAGCCCGGATTCTCTACTATCGCAATTAACTGCCCGCTGGATGGTTGCGGAGATAACACGCACCAATCTTATCTAACCGGCATGGACGGTTTGCTTGCTGCGGAGTGGTGGCCCGAGGTTCGCGGATGGGCACTAACGAATGACAATAATTTCATAGTCCAGAATGGCTACATAGAAGGCGGCCAGTCCATCGGCATCAACGGTGGAGGATCAGCACAGCCCACTGCTCCGAACTCAGAATTCTTCACCGCCCCTGTATTTACAACTGCGAACTTCGTTGCGCTCGGCAGAGGTACAGCAGCCAATACGACTACATTCCTTTCGACTCCGATCAATGGCGATCAATCGGCAACGCTGGGAACTGGGCAGCTTGTAGCTGGTGAGATTTCGGCTGCGGCACAAATACCTACAAACTGTGCGGTTTACAACATCGGAACTCCAGGAAGCACGTCCTATACCTATTTGGTAGCCTCGGTTACATTGAACGGAGGCCACTCCACATACGTCTCTGCGGCAACGGGCTCGGGTAACGCCACGCTCTCTGGAACGAACTACAACAACGTAGTCTGCCAGATCGCCCCCGGCACGGTGAGTCAAGAAGTATGGAGGGTTACAGGAGGAACGGCTGGACGTATTTGTTCTGCGTCAACGACTGTCGTACCGAACAATAATCCAGCTTGCCCTGACACCGGTCAGGCTCCAAGTCCGACAGGCTCTCCTACGAATACCGATACCTCTGGAACTCTTTACGTTGGCGGCACAGCGACGATTGCCGAGACACTAAAGAGCGGGTTAGCAACCAATACGGACATGGTTGGCGAGATCACTCTTTCAGGCGGGACTGGGAGTTACACGTTTGTAAATACCTACACCAACCGCCCTGAGTGTTTCATCCACGATCACACTACCCCGACAGCGACGCCTAGCTTCGTGGTGACGAGCACTACTTTGACGGTTACAGGAACCGGAACAGACGTAATCGGTTATGGCTGTATAGCGAGGAACTGATGAAGAAAATTCTGACACTACTCTTTATGCTCGGGCTGCTGGCAGGAGTGGCGTCAGCACAGGTACGATGGGATTGGACAGCAGAAACCGTAGGACCGCCAACGCAGGGTGCGCCGACAGGCGGGCTGGTTCCATTGCTTGCCATTCCCGGCGCGACGATTACTTTCTGTCAATCGGCCACTCCTGGCGGATTGTGCAATCTTCCGGTTACCACCTACACGTCTGCGGCAGGACTATCGACTTGCCCATCAAACCAACCGCTTACCCGTAACGGTAGCGGTGTTTGCTATTCCACGGCTGATTCTACTGGAGCGTTTGGAGCGTGGTTGCCAGCGGGACAGCAGTTCTCTTACTCGATTACGGCAAGCTATGGAAGCTTTGGCCCTTATGCAGTAACGGCGGCTGGTGGAAGTGGAGGAGGCGTAGCGGTTTCAAGTGTCTTCGGCAGAACCGGCGCAGTTGTTGCTGCAATGAACGATTACACCTTTTCCCAGATCGGCGGAAGTCTGAATCTCGCAACGCAAGCAACAGGCTTGCTTCCTATCGCCGATGGTGGTACAGGCACAGCTTCCCCTGCTCTAGTCGCAGGCACAAATGTAACAATCTCCGGGACGTGGCCAAACCAGACCATCAATTCCTCTGGTGGCGCAAGCGGGTTTCCGATAACCATCGGCTCTACCTCCATTGCCTCCAGCAGCACGACAACGACCATCGGCGGACTAACGCTTACCTCTCCAACCTTCACCGCTCCCGCACTCGGTACGCCAGCATCCGGTGTGGCAACGAACCTTACTGGACTCCCTCTGAGCAGCGGAGTAACAGGCCTATTGCCAATAACGAACGGCGGTACCGGCACATCCTCACCGGCCTTGGTCGCTGGGACGAACATCACGATTACAGGATCATGGCCAAATCAGACGATCAATAGCTCGGGTAGTTCCGGTATCTCCGGTCTGACGACAGGCTATATTCCGCTGGCGGGCTCTGCGACGACCATCACTGCTAATTCACACCTTGACGATGGCGTTTCAAATACTGGCGCGATTACATCTTCAGAACCCGTTGATATCGCGGGAACTGGCACCCCAACGATCACTATGTTTGGCTCAACCAGCGGCTCATGCGCCATCACCGTAGCGGCGACAGGTGGGACGCTCAATCTCTGCGGCACGAACATCACCATGACGCCAGGGGGAAATGCGTCCTTCGCGGGTAGCCTAAGTGCAACGGGTCCGATTGGAAGCAATAGCGACGTAAACGGATACCTTTTTGCCAGTTACAATGGCGGGTCTATCGCGTCAGCGTCCACCATCGCTCCGCAGGGAGCTGTAGAACACGTCACCGGCACAGCCACGATCAACACGATTACCCCGCCAACCGGATGCGGGAGCAGCTATGCCTGCCAATTTGTTTTGATTGCTGATGGATCATGGAACATCACAACTGCAGGAAATGTCAATACAGCCTTCACTGCTACAACAGGTGATGCTTACCAGCTCACCTACGATGGAACATCGAAGTGGTATGTAACGTTTTTGGGGAGCAGCACCAGCGGAACAGTAACCAGCGTAGGGTTTACTGGAGGTCTCATCTCAGTCGGATCCCCCACGACCACTCCAGCCTTTACTGTGGCAGGAACTTCCGGTGGCGTCCCCTACTTCTCTTCGTCGTCTACATGGGCGTCCTCTGCTGCACTAACGCAGGATGGCGTCGTTTACGGTGGTGGCGCAGGCAATGCTCCCGCCTCAACCGCAGCAGGCGCAGCGGGCACGATTCTGACAGGCAATGGGTCTAGCTCCGCGCCATCCTTCATTGACTTTCCACAAACCCTCGATGTTCCCGCCGCAAATTGCAACAACGCAACAGGCGGAGCAGGGTGGTCCATCGGCTCAGGCGGTACAGTAACTTGTCGTGCAGGTACGAACAACAAGGGCGGGTATGTTTCGATCACCGACACGTCCTCAACCTTCGCTCAGTTCAACGTTCATATTCCGAAGGACTGGGATACCGGGACGGAACCGTACATCGAGGTTGATCTATCTTCTACGGACGTAACCAGCGGCCACACGATCATCCCGCAAATCCAGGTGTCATGCCCCACTGCGGTCAATGGCACGACGACGGATGACGCTACCTTTGCGACGGCTCACAGCCTCAGCACCATTACGGTAGGAGCTTCGGCCGTCTCAAACGGTTTCTATACGACCAACGTGCAGATGAACTCAACCGACACTACTGGCTGCGTTGCCGGAGGGATGATGGTCGTTCAGATCGGACGAGCGACCGACACAGCATCTACCGCGAACTTCTATTCTGCAACGATTACCATTCCACGCAAGATCGTGGTGCAGGCCAATTGATGAAGAAATATCTTATCTTCATAGTGTTCCTCTTCTGTGCGATGCACGGACAAAGCCAGTCTGTCAGTGGACGCTATGCCTTCACGGGAGACGCGAACAACTGTCAGGCGATTCCGAGTTGCACGTTGACGCTCGGCTTTACGGTTACGGCAGGCGATATTGTCTTTGCCTGCTGGACGCCGGAAGGTTCGAATGGCTTCGGCTATGGCTATGGACTTAACGGTGGCGAGACATGGATAGAGGCTCCTTCCCCACCGACGACAGCACTGAACAATGGCGGTACTATCAGTCCCGTTTCCGTCACCGCTTGGGCAGCCAATTCCGCCATTACCACTACAGGAAGCACTTCGGGATCTTCCGTCACGATGACCGTTGGTTCCGGCACAGGTATCCTATATGGACAAGTGGTTACAGGAACGAATATTGCAGCAGGAACCATTGTTGCTGCGGTTTCTGGTACGACCGTGACTCTCTCCCCGGCCTCGACCGGAACCGTATCAGGGACCGTGACATTTTCCAGCGTCCACTTTACGGGGACGAACTCTTATTATGTCGGTGAGATCCTAAAGTTGAGCAACTTCACCACAACCACGGCCTTCAACGGAGAGGGGTTCAATGTCGTTATAGCGAGAACGAGTAGCACCTTCGATGTTGGAAATATTCAGACAGGCAGCGGAACTGAAACCGGCACAGCGAATATCGAATATCCGCAACAGCTTATGCAGGCTGGCCACTACTACTGGAACCAGTGCTATTACACATTGAATGCTGTCGGTGGAGAAACTTCTCTGACGGTAAAGTGGAAAGGACAGACTACAGCGAACCAGACGAACGCTTCCTTCTTTGTATTCGATTACACCGTATCGGGTGGAACGTATACCCCGAGTTACGACGCTAATCAGATGGTGGCTTATTCAGTTTCCGGTTCATATTGTGCAGGATGCTCTGTTGGTGCATTAACCGTTTCAGGAACTTACGATGTCTGTATGCAGCTTGCGGAATATAACAGCACATGGAGCACCGGTAGCAGTCCAGCCCCGTACACAGAGCGTGAAAACGATTCTACTGCGGGAAATACTGCGTTCGACAAAACCTCTAATACGGGGGGAACCTGCCCCTCCTACACGTCAACGCAGACTTCCAGTGGTCCCGCGTTATTTTCCAGTTGGGCATTTAGCTTGGCATCGGCGGGTGCTCATGCGATTCCAGTTGTCATGGGCGATGAATGAAGAAACTCCTCCAACTCGTCATCCTGCTCTCTCTCGCGGTTACAGGCAAGGCCGCGTGCCACGCGGTTGGGCCAACCTCTACTGGTGCTGGAACTGGTGCGGATTGGAATAACCAGATGGCTGTCCCGAGCAGCGCAGGATGGGTGCGGGGAGATAGCTACTACTTCGCAGATGGCTCCTACGGAGCTTCGCTGTCGCTACACACAGCGGATTCAGGCACAACCGTTATCGAACTCCGCAAGGCTCAGAGTTACGACTTTGGATCTGGATGCGGAATAGGGGCCGGTTGGAACACCTCGACGATGGGATCATCGCAGGCTTCGTGGGCATGGGCTTCGGCAGGGTCGATGGTCTCCATCACCACAGACTATTGGAAGATCAACGGAAACGGCGTGAACGTAGGCACGACCAACATTGGATGCGGCGGCGTGTTCGCCAGCCCTCCGACGTGGACAACCAATACCTACCCCAACTCGCAACTCGCCGCGGCTCCTACGCCCTCCGACTGCGGCATCCTAATCGACGCGTCCCCATGTACCGGGGCTCATGCTGTCACTTCTACAGGCGGGTGCGATGGCGGCAATGGGGAGATGCACATCTCCGGGCATGACATCACGTGGGACTCAACAGAATGGAAGGGCGCTGGTATCAATCAGGCTGGAAACAACAACTCTGAGACATATTTCTGCTTCTGTTCCAACCCGGCCAATAACAGTTACAAGCACATGTACGGTCACAACGCAGCGACGACTTACGTAACCAACTCCAGCGGTGGGTGGAGCAATGGGATCTTCGAATATAACTATCTTTGGTCAGTATTCGATGGATCAACCAACCACGGTGAAGCGATTCAGGAGACAGGAACCGATTCAAACACCACTATCGCGTGGAACATCTTCAGGGACATGGGCACTAACGGCTGGTTCTTTGTCGCCGTCGATCCTGTCACTGGAACGCACACCAATTTCCAGATCATCGGCAATGTAGGAGTTTGTTCATCCGGCAATTCTTGCCGTTCGAGCGATGGCATTTTTGCCTGTATCAACGCCAGCCAAACCTGCACGAACATTGTTCTCTCCCAGAATACGATGATCGGCAACTTCACTAATAACGCCGGCATCGTCACAACGAACGCTTGCTCTGGATGCGTGGCACAGAACAACCTCTGGTATCTCACTGGATCATCTCTAAGCGGAATCAGTGTCACGGCGTTCAGTCAGGACCACAATAGTTTCCTCGATACAACGGGTTCGTCGGGAACTGGCAATGTAAACGTGGCCAGCGGTGCACCAAATCCCTTCGTCAACTGGACAGCCGGGAACTACAACCTCATCTCTGATTCCGCCGACTGGAATAGTCGCGTCGTGACTGCCAACGATCCCCTGACAGACCTTTACGGAAACACCTTCACAACGGACCGAGGCGCGGCACAGTTTACCCATAACACGTGGTTTATTCGAACCGATGGCGGAACGAGGTACTCCACAAACGTCACTACGGGCCAGTGCAACGGGCTCTATGATGCCTCCTACGCTTCAACTGGAGGAACGGGAGTAAATCAAAACTGCGCTTACAACGACTTCCGCTATATGTGGGACGACCACAGCGGGACGGTAGGGATTGGCTCATGGGTAGCTGCCGGGGGAGATACGGTTGTGATTCGTGGTTGTGCTGCCATCGTTGGAGGTACTAGGCCGCAAGTCAACCCCAGCAACCCGGACTGTCGTTTAGGTTGGGACGCGCCCACGGGCTACAACCCGCCTGCATGGTGCTATGCAGTAGGCAACACCGGGTGCATCAACCCTCCAGTACCTTCGGGAACTTCCGGGGCGCATACGCGAATCCTCGGCGGCTGCGCTTATGACTCGACGCCGGGGCCATGCAACACCGGGAACGTTACGAACATAGCCAACCTGACACAGCTCTTTACGGGATTCGGTCTAACCTTCGGATTCTCTCTGCGTGGGTCTAATTACGTCGATATTCAAGGCATAGAGTTTACGACGCACAACAAGGTAGGCAGCGGAACAGCCTTTGCCCCTACAACCGCCTACACCGTAGGGCAGCACATTTTTGATGGAACTAACACTGAATGGGTAACGACAGGAGGCACTTCAGGCGGTTCAACACCATCCTGGGCGGCCTACAGCAACACCTCCATTGCTACGACGGTCAGTGGTGGAGTAACTTTCTCGAACTACGGGCCGAATTGCACCTCATTTGGTAGCGCCCCAACATATCCCGTGGGCTGCATTCACGGTTCGCAGCCCTATGACGACTTCGGAGCGAATGGTTTCTATACCAGCAACGCTACCGCGAACATATTATTCCAGGATGTCTACATTCACGGGATGAGTTCTGCCGGGTTTTATGGAGCCATTGGCGGCGCAATTACGATGACCCGGGTTACTTCCTCGATGAACGCCTTTGCTGGGTGGGACTTCGATGAAGGGACTGGAGGACCGAACTCAACAGGGTTTCCCGATAACCCCCTCGCCAGCATCGTAGCTTCATACGTAACGATGGATTGGAACGGTTGCAATGAAGAATATCCGGTTGTCGATACCATTCCTATAGTTTCCTGCTACTCGATTATCAATGGCGGCTTCGGAGACGCATGGAGCGGGCAGAACACCCACTTTGCATCGTTTACCGGCAGCAATCTTGAGATTGCCAATAACGTCAAGGATGCTTTCTTTGGCCCGCACACCTCGATTGGCGCTGTTACGGTAACGAACTCCTATGCGGCCAATAACGGCGGCCAAACATGGAAGTTCAACCTGGGTGGGACCGGTACGTGGTTCATGCAGAATGTCGTCACCGATGGCAACTGCCGGCGCCTGGCCCAGCCATTCACCGGAATGCCTGCCACTTTCTATAATGGGATAGCTGCCTCCGACTACTGCCGCGCTGATGGGGCAACGTTCTCTGGAGTCGTTCCTGTTGCTGGCTCGTTCGAAGTGGACAACAGCACCTTCGTGTCTGCCAGCGACAACGTAGCCTATGACCTGTCGTGCTGGAGCAACGCTGGCGCTATTGCCCCGAATCTAGGCGGCACCGGCTATGTGGTCAACGATGTTATCTATATCGGCTCAAACGTCACAGGTACGGTTACTTCTGTGAGTGCTGGCGGCGTCGTCACCGGCCTAAGCCTCATTCAGGGTGCAAACGTTACAACCACGTCGAATTACAACGAAGTCTACACTTACGACCTAACTACTCCTACTGCATCAGGGCTTACCGTATCGGTCTCCAGCCTCACCGCAGCTAACTGTCAGGGTGGTCCTAGAATTCTCAGGAATAACAATTTTATCGGCTACACTAACCCGAGCAATGTTTCGTGGAACGGGCAGACCATCGCTCCGTTCTGCTACTCATCCTGTCAGGGCACGCCGGGAACTTTCTCCGACGCCTCATGGACGATTCGCAGTAATAACAACTTCTGGAGTTTCAGGGCGGGAAGTAGCGGAAATGCAACTTACCCTGGCGAGACGACGGCCGACCCGCTGATGCTGAACGAACCCTCCCAGACGTGGACAAGTGAGACTCAGCTCGACCCGTTCAACCCCCACACCACAAACAACAGCTTCTACCCCACTTCGGCCAGTCCTTTGGTTGGCACAGGAACGACTTACACGGGCATCCCGACAAATGATTATTTCGGGATCGTCTACTCAAATCCTCCGCCGATTGGCGGGGTGATGCAACAGGGCTCGATTGGACTACAATTCTCAGGAAAGATCAATTTTAGCGGTAAGGTAACACTGACGCCTTGATTTACAAAAGCCTGACCGGTTCGTGTAAGTTCCGGTGCATCTAAAGATGCAGGCCATTCTGGTTGGAGGAGCCTATGTGGAGCAGTCTCGGTATATCGCAGAAATGGTGGAACGCCACGAACGGGATTTGTATCGTGGCAACGGTTTGCCGGGTCTGACTACTCGAATAAAGACAGTGGAGGATAAGCAGATGGATTACGAAAAGGCTCAGGCGATTCGAGATAACAAAGTCACGACACGACTAAACTTACTGATTGGCGCAGCATTCTCCCTTGCGGGAGCGATTGTTTTTTACATGCTTTTCAAACACTGAGTCCCGCTATGACCGATCTCGTCAAAGTCGCTATCATTACCGCCGTGCCATCAACGATTGCAGCGATTCTCGGCTTCCTCAATCGCACGAAGATAGGAGCGGTAGAGGAGAAAGTGGATGGCAGACTAACGGAGCTGCTGGAACTAACACGCAGGTCTAGCCATGCGGCTGGTGTGTTGGATGAAAAGGAACGTATCGGCTAGGGTTGAGGCGGAGGAGGTGGCGGAGGTGGACCACCGGGCTCAGTGGTTGGCTTAGGATCGGGAGGATCAGGGCATGGTTTCTTCGGGTCGTTGTGCTTGCGGCTCATAAAATGGTTCTCCTCTAAATATCCAAATGAACCAGACAATCATAGCAAGGTTCGAAACCCGGAGGAAGCACTGAATGTAATACGCGATCCAGAGGAATTGAGCCTTCTCTGCGAGAAACGCGATCAGTTCTATGCCCAACTGCCATTCGACAGGGATGCAGACCCTCATGTTCTTGTTGCAGAACGACTCCCAGATGATGGCGAAGTTGAACCCCAGGGCGATAAACAGGATAACGCGCCAAAGTTCTGGATAGTGCGGTGAATCGTAAGTGCGGGAGTACCACTCGATGGCGTCGCACATTACGGAATAGAGGCAAGCCATAAACAGCCAGCTATACCTGATATACCAACCCCGCCAGAGCAGGATCATGGCGAGGGAAAAGTTGCCGATTACGGTGAGAATCCAGATCAGTTCCATAGTTTTGGGTATATATTAGCCCCATGAACTTGATTCTCGTTCACTGGAAATCGACGGTTTCAGGATTTCTCACGGCCTCGCTGGCAACTTCAGCAGCCTTTCTTGCTCCCCCGCTGAATGCCTATATTCCCCCTAAAGTGGTCCTCTGGTTAGGAGCGTTTCAGATCATCGGCAAGATCTGGATTGGTCTGATCTCCAAGGATGCCGGCACAGTTGAAGCAATAGTACCCGGTTCGTCAACACCCCAAAGCGTTCCAGCACACGAAATACCTGATGATCCCAAAGCGGTTGTCGTAAAACCCGCATCTCAAGTAGTGACTGCACCAACTCCCAAGGTCTAGGAGTCCCAAATGCTTGGTCTACTCATCAGCCTCATCATCCTCGTTATCATCTTCGCCGTATTCTGGTGGATTTTGTCGATGATCCCCATTCCCGAGCCACTAGTCTGGATTGTTCGTGTCGTCTTCGCGCTTATCTTCCTGATCGCGTTGATATCTCTCCTCACCGGAGCATGGGCATTCCCATTCGGCTCTCACCCGCTACTTCGATAGGAGCTTTACATGTGCCAGATTACCGCCAATGAAATCAAGCAAGACGGCGCAGCAGTTGCAGCAGCCGTAAACAATATCGCCACCGTCCTTGCTTCAGAGGGTAATACCGCTCTCGCCAAACAGCTATCAGACGCAGCCAATGCCCTTCTGGCGGTCACGAACAATTGGACCACAGGTAGTGCCGTGGCGGAGTTCAACGACGCAGCACAGGCCGTTGAGGCGGTTCTGGCACTCATCCCACAAACGTCTGCACTCGTTCCTTTTATAGAGATCGCGGTTACGGCTCTGGACATCCTGATTGCCAATGTGGGTACATCACCCGCTGCCGGCCAGCCTGCGACGGAGATCACCCCTACCAGCGTGAAGCAGATGCAGGCTCGAATTGCCACTTTCCCCCCGAATCCCTATCGCGGGCTGGTAACGATTGAGCGGCATCACTTCCAATCGCCTCGGTCTGCCTTCAAAAACAAATGGAATGCTACCGTGGATGCAGCGCCGAACTCTGGCATAGCGAAGATCCAGTGGACGCAGTGGAACAACGTCATTGACGGTGATTCACGTGCGCTTTACCTGACTCAGAGAGACTACGACTATGTACTTGCTTGTGCTCAAGCTGTAGGACTTTCACCAGAAGCATGGCTATCTGCCTGCATTGCCGAACACCGCATCTAAGGATCTAGTCATGTGCCTTTGCCGCAAAGAATTCGACAGATCATTCACTCTTCAGGAGGAGGGCAACAAAAATCTGGGCTTGATTGTTGATCAGTTGTCAATGACCAATGTTCTGCTCAGCCAGATTGTTGCACTCATCACTCCCCCACCCTCAACCGACATAACCGGATTCACAGAAATAACGGAGACTACAATGGTTGCCCTCGCACCTGGACAGACAGCTACATTCTCAACAACCCCGATTCCCTCCACATCAGTTCCCGTCGCAGCCAATATTGTCTGGACGAGTTCTGATACAACCAATGCGCCCGTTTCCCCGAACTCGGCAGATACCACCGGCCTCTCTACTATCGTTGTCTTCCCCACAACGGCAGTTGTGGGAACCACATTCTCTCTGACCGTGAGCTATGCCAATTCGGACGGAACGACAGCGACACAAACCAACTCGTTTACCATCGTTGCCGCGCCGCCAGCTGACATTACTGGCTTTACGGCGATCACGCAAACGGCCTGATGGCATTACAGCCCATTGCGCCAAACAGTAGCCCGCAGTTTCAGCTAACCCCTGCGCCTGCGGGCATTGTTACGTCCATCGACCAAATAGCATGGGCGGTGTCATTCAGCGATGACTCCTCGGACTCCACAATCGTACCGAATGAAAACGATCCTTCGGGCATGACGGCGACGGTGGAGATTGGGCCAACGGCATCTCCTGGTGCCGTTATGAGCATCGAAGTGGTATACCGTAACCCCAGCGGTTCGGTTGTTTCGGACACGTGGAACTTCACAGTAGTAGAATGACTCCAGAAATGGAGATGCAAACTCAGCAGAGGGGGAGCCTAACGGTTTCCCCTTATTTTTTGCCTTGGGAAAGGAGTGCGGGCGTTTCATAGCAAAAATATGGCTAGACGGGTCTATTCGCCTAGCCGAGTCGCCTTTTATCGACGCTTGCTTGTTACATGCGTCTGGAGTAATTGTACTACTTGGTTTCAGGGGATGCTGGCGGTTCAGGCATCATAGTGTCCATACTCCATTGCCCACACCTTTGTCCATTACAATGACTAAGATCATGGGGGATTCTCTGCTTTTGTCGCAGCTTATTTGGGCTAATAGATTCTCTGCCACGAGCTGGGTGGATGGTGAGGCATCTAAGATCTCGGGGTTCATGGCTTGCTCCGTTCGATCAACAGGAATTGGCCGTGAAATTCGTAGCGGTCTGTGTAGTAGATTGCTCCCATAAACGGATGATCTTGCGCCCCATACTTGAGGGCTAAGCGCCTTTCTTCATCCGCGACCCTCTGCCTAAGATCCTCCAAATGCGCATACTCAGCGTCAGACAGCTTGACCATGGTGGAGTCTTTGGTTTCTACGATGAAGCTTCTCGTTCCCTTAAAATAGGCCCATGCACTCAAATCCTGAGGCGGCTTCTTTTGCGGCTGATAGCAGTGCGTGCATCCCTCTGGCCAGTCGTCTGCAGGAATGCATCTTTCGTCACTCGCTGGCAGCTTCGAGCAATCAATAGGCTTCTCCCCCAGCCTCTTCTGCATATCAGCAAGCACCTGAGCGTTGGTTCGGCCATCCCCAGTGGGCGGATTGAAGCAGTTGTTCCCGCTATCGCAGATGACATCACCCTGCTCTTTCCCTTCGCATGGAATTTCAACGATACCGAAGTCTAATTTGTAACAATGAGGCGTGGGGCACTGAAACGGATTCCCATTCTTGTCGAGGCAGGTGTGGGTTGTTTCAGGAGAGGCTGGCGGCTGCGCTTGTGGGCTGTTCGCGGTCTCGTTAGTAATGGGACACTGCTGACCCGTCCCAGTAGTCCAGCACACCCACGTTATACCTTTGCCGAGAGCACCCGTTCCCGTTGCTTGTTGCCCCCACACGCTCGCACTCACGCTGAGGAGGATTACGATGGCTAGTTTCATTTGGCACTCCACTGTTCCAGGGATTTCAGCCGCGCTTTCTCGGCCACACCTTGGCACTTGCTTTTGGGCTTAGATTCGAGGCACATTGCGTAGGCGTACCACATGTCACGCTCACTCACGCGCTCTCGTAGGGCTTGCTGGAGATTGCTGTCTGTCACAGTGGTGGGCGCATCGAATGAATCAGGCTGAGATTTGCACCCCATCACCCCGAGTAGTAAGGCTGTGTAGATGAATTTGGATTTCAATTTATTTTCTCCAGTACGCGTGCGATTGCTTCGCACAAGATCATCCAGCTATTGAACTCACCTTTGAATCTGACGTGAAAACGCAGTTCCGAAGCCAATTCTGTATCCGTCCACATGCGGGGGTCTGCGCGGTATTCTTGATCATCCCAAGTCAACTTTTTCTTGCTCATTTACCCTCCGTTGGCTCAGGCTGTAAGGCTGTGTAAATAGCTGCGCGGTTCATTCTTTTTCCTCTGGTCTGAAAGTAGCTTCCCGGTCTTTCTCTATGGCTTCAATCACTGCGGCGGCCTCATCCTGTGTACCGTCAAAAGGCATCCCCCAACCGTCATAGGTTCCATCAGGCAGAAAGAAGTGCTCGAAACCGGTGGACGTCTTGAGGCAGTTCATAAACTCGCCTCGCCTGATTTCAATAGGCTCCGTTAGGGTGATTACCTCAGAAGCGCCGCTTTCACGCATAACTGCAATTTTCATCGTTTCTCCGTTGGCTCAGGATTTGATTCGGGTGGGGCGAATTTGGCTATTGAATATATAGCCTTCAGCCTGTCTGGAAATTGCCTGTCTTCCATGCGGCGCATGGTGACTAGTCCTCGATTGGTCAGCGCTCTGAGCGATTCCCGTATACCCTCTGGATGTCGTCGCATTCCTAGCCAAGTGGCAACAGACCATCCGCTAATCTCTCCGCTCTTGGCATCGGCAATGACGGCCAGAGCCTCCCTCATTCTGGCGCTCATGGAATATTCAGCCATTTCGTTCCCCTCCCTGGGCGGCCACAGTTTCTCGTTTAGTAAAATCTTCATTCATGCAATGCGGGTCGATTCCGTACTGATATTTGTGCTTCCAGTAGGATTTATCGGGCAGGATAACCGTGAACCACTCGATAGGGTAGCCGCAGTGCTTGCAGAGAATTTCCCTTTCGTTGAGCCAATCAGGAAGCATTGGTTGCCCCTCCCTGGGCGGTACGGGAATCAAGTAGGGCGACACGCACCAAACATTCTCTGGCAACAAGGGCGGCTTCTCTACAGCTTTCACAGCAAGAATTTCGTCCGATACTGATTAGCGCTCGTTCCATCTCCTCATCGCGGGCTTTGAGGCGGGTGATTTCGCGCTCATAGGCAAGTCCTTTGGAGCAGAGGGTTACGAACATCCTTTTGGGATCAGAGTACTTTGCCGCGTTTTCCCAAGTTTCGTGGGCCGAATAGATATCTCCGGGAAGCGCCAGAGGGAACACTAGAGGTCCGCGGCAGATGTCGCACAACTCTGTAGCTATTGGTTCCAGCTTCGCTTCAGGCAGGGCCGCTAACGGAAGATAATCAACAAGCGGCGTATGGCCACACAAGAACTGACCGCCGATAACCTGCTGGCCGCACTTGGGGCAATGTGAAAAGCTCGTATTTCCCTGGTTAGCATCCACTGGCAGGGCCGCAGGGGCTAGTTGAAGTGTGAACTGATCTATGACCTGCCGAGCTTGATCCGGGGTAAAATAAATTACTCCAGAATCTCCGCAATCCACCCTCAGTCCGATGAAGCCTTCCCTATCCTGCATCGTCCAAATGTGGTCCGTGGCAAACTCTAAATCTATTCCCCTATCTCGTTTAGCATCCATGGCGGCTCTCTCCCCTTCTACTGCGTCAGGCTGCTTCGTGAACACTGTGCATGGGCATGTGGTGTCGCGCGCAACTTCTGAGCAGCAACCCAGTTCGAGATGGGTTTCCCGCTCGTGACCGCAAATGCACATATCTAATTCCCCCGTTGGCGCAGGATCGGCCCCTTCTACTGAAGTTCGCAGCTTGCATAGCGGGTTATTATTCAACTGCATTTGCATACAACACGCGCACGTGACCTCTCATCTACTAACTTGCACACCGTAGTGGAATCGTCGGCCTCTTTTGATGCTTCGATAACATCTCTGTCCGTCCAACCTGTTGGCGCAGGATCGGCGGAGGATGGCTGGCAGCTACAAGGAACCACATGGTCATATTCATCACTGTTTCCGCACCCTGCTTTGTGGACAAATTCGCTACTCTGCTTCATTCAATGCCTCCGATTACGTCCAGAATGAGATGAGCATGACGATCCATATCAGGAGCGCCATAGCCAAATACATGAGCTTTAGTTTCTTGTCGCTCATCCTTGCCTCCGATGAAACCATTGCTGTGCTCCGAGCCGTAATCGATTCCCGATACCAACTACATAAAGTCCGCGACAACCCACCAGAACGGATCGGGGCGTATCTGACAGTCTCGCGACCCACATCGAAGCACAGCAATCATTCCACCTCTCCAAACTCCTTCAAAAACTCCTCGCCAATCGCGTCCAGCGTCTCCAAGTGATCTTCGTTGGTGCCGGATAAGGGTTTCCCCTCTTGCTTCACCAAAGTCCGCACTACAGGCCCACAAAGCCTATCCAGTTGTGCTTTCCACTCGGGGCGGATCATCGTGGATGACCGTTAAATGCAGTGCGAATATCTATGAGCACATCCTTGAAATTCTTAGGATCGGGTTTGTCCGCTGACCAGTCTATCGGGAACTGCGCAAATACATTAGCGGCGATATCAGCCATTTCCCGCGTTTCCATATTGTGGGCGAGCGCCTTCCCCGAGGAGCGATGTGTTACCGTAAATCGGCTCTTATCATCTAAGCTGCGCGTGACCCAAATATGTGGGTTAGATGTAGGCCATCCCGAAACCCTCTCCGCTCCACTCTTGCCTGAGACCTTTATCCGATATCCCATCATCCATTCTCCATTTCATCCAGCTCAAGTCGATAAACGAAATGTCCAGTACCACAACTAGAGCACGGTGCATCGTAGCAAGGAACAAGCTTGTAGCCTGGGTATTCAGAGAAGCAGAACCGACAGAACGGAAGTGCAGTGCAGTCGTCACACAGGCGTCCCTTGACCTCAACCACTGCTCCGCATTCACAATGTTCAACCTCTTCTGCTGGCTCCTCCTGAAACCGAAACTCCCTGACGTCTGGACCCATGCATACCTCTCGGGTGGGATAGCCTCTATTTGTTGTCATCGGGCGCCTCCGAATGGTCATGCCCCTGGCATGAACCTATTGCTCCGTCAGCCATTCTATTAATGCAGCATGGCTCCGGTACGGGTTGCTTCTTGTAGCATTCATCGCATAGGCGGAATGGCTCTCCATATTTTCCTACGATGAAGTTGTAGAACTGGTACAGTCTTACGCTCACAACCCCTCCTTTACCCACCGCTCAGCACGGTTCAGGTGAACAATTGCCAGGTCTACATCAATACCGGCCAACTCGGGCATATTTACGCGCAGCCATTCAAGCTGGCGAATGATCTCAGGCAATCCCCGTTTCCTCTGCGCCTCTAAGGCAGCCTTGACTGCTACGAACGCCAGCGTTACGGGTCGCTCGTTGCCGTTGATGCTGCTGGTGTGGACGGTGTGGTTGACCGCATCTGAAATGTATCGCGGCAGCTCCTGAACCTCTTCTCGGACGATGGTCACGAAATCCTCCAAAATCTTCTTCCCTCTATCCCGTCTTCAACACTGCGTCGGGTAATAAAAATCATCCCCTCGCGTCTCATACGGTTTAGGACGTTAGAGGCTGTGCTGGACGTCCCTCCGGGAACGAAGAACGAACCACCTACCGGGCATTTGAACGCCGTGGAAAGTGCTTCGCCTCTGGGCGCTCCTACCCCTGCTCGTGCTGGGATTGCTACGTTGGTAAAAATCTCATATCCCATTTAGTGCCCCCAGTGCAGCATGGCCCAGCCGATAAAGAAGCAAATCGCAACCCCTCCAACAATCAGCAGTGCATTGAACAGTCCACGCATGGCCCCAAGCCCGTCCCCATCTTCAATCTCATCTTCATTGTCAATCGGACGCATTGCGAACCCTACCCTCTTCTTGCGATCCTCCACCATCTTCAACCCCCTCTGCTCCGCCTTGATCTGCCTGATGACTTCGGGGGTGATGGGCTGCGCAATAGCTATCGGCCTCTTTGCTAGATGGAGTCCGGCAGCACTGCGATGAAACGAAAAGTTATCGTTTGCTTCCCGTAGCGTGTCGCCCCATACCAGCTCTTCACAGCTACATGGAATGACTATCAGTGTGCTACTTTTGCTCTGCTGCATGGAGTGCCTCCGTTCCCCATTGCTCAGCCATCGCATCGGCTATGCCTTGGTAGGTAATAGATCGCCTTTGTTGCCGGGTTAGACCATTTCTAATTCCCGGTGATTCGTAATGTATTCGCGGTGTCCTGCCATCAACAATGGCGGTCGGTTTCAGCCGCGGTAAGCCTTTTAGCCACAAGCACGTCGCTTTGGTTTCCCCGTGACCAAACATCCATGGTTGAATGATCTGGTCTGGTTTACGATAGAGAGTACTCATCACTCCGATAGGGTTCTCGACTGCGATTTTCGGAATTTGGCAAGCATTAGCGAGATCCCTAAAAAACTCCACTGCGAACATCTGCTCCTGTGGCCGATCCTTCCACCAGCGAGCACCGCTGACCGCAAGATAGGTGCAAGGTGGATGGGCAATCATCAAATCCCATTTGCTGTGCTCGACAACCGACCAAACATCTAAAGCGTAATGAAATCTACTTCCGTCCAGCGCAGGTAATAAATCACAGGACCACGCATCGTGCCCGAGTCTCCTGAACGACTCCCTCACTACTCCACTGAACTCACATGCGGCCAAAACCTTCATTTCACCACCTGGCGCGTGACCTTGACGATCCGGTAGTTGTGGGAGCATGGCGGAAATGCTTTTAGATTGGAGATGACGTTTCGGGCGGACTCAACTGAATCCAAGTCACTATAACCGCAATCATCCCATTCTGGTTCATAACCTTTTAGTGTTGATTCGATATCAAAAGTAATTTTCATCGCTCATCCTTTCTTATCGAACTGAAACAGTGGCAAGATGCACAGGACTGTAATCACTACCAGAGCTGCAAGGGAAGGTGCGAATAGGAGAATCATGTGGTGCCTCCGCTAACTGTGGTTTTCCGCTTCCAATCTTGTGATGTAAAAGTGGATACCGTTGCCGCAAGTGTTCCAGCGGTTATCGTCGAAAGAATCAGGAATAACGGTTTCCCCTTTGCGATAGATGAATTCGGAGTCGTGCAAGCTGATACCCTCTTCAGCGCCGATTACTTCCAACACTACAGCCTTGGAAGCACGGCATTTGCGCTCTGTTGCGTGGCTGCGCTTCGCGTCTTCGGGAATCAGAAGTTTTACGATAACCTTGTTTGCGCATTGCTTCCATGCTTCGAATGATCCCGTTTCAGGAATGAACTGAATTCGTGCGACCGTAAATTCTGCGTTTTTATCCGCGCGCAGATCAGCCCCGTACAGATTAGCCCCGCGCAGATCAGCCGCGTACAGATCAGCCCCGTACAGATTAGCCCCGCGCAGATCAGCCCCGCGCAGATCAGCCCCGCGCAGATCAGCCCCGCGCAGATCAGCCCCGTACAGATTAGCCCCGTGCAGATTAGCCCCGCGCAGATCAGCCCCGTACAGATTAGCCCCGTGCAGATTAGCCGCGCGCAGATCAGCCCCGTACAGATTAGCCCCGCGCAGATTAGCCCCGTACAGATTAGCCTTTTTAGATACGGACTCTTCTACTGCTGCCTTTAGTGTGAGCAGAGATGAAGTGAACAGGACTACATCGGTCATACTCTTAATTTCCATTTGGTGGTGCCTCCAAACAATTATGAGATTAGCGCGGGAAATAATATTTGTCAAGGGGTATTTACATAAAAAATAATAGGCGCTATATTATGTACATGGCAGACCCAAAGGTTACAACCAAAATGAGTTTTGATTTCACTCCTGAGGATATGAAGGTACTCAATACCCTCAAGCGCCAGATGGCAGCAACGCAAGGCCGCGTCTCCGTCGTCGCTGTCATTCGAGCCGCGATCCGAAAGGCAGCAGCCAAATGATACGCAAGAGAGCAAAGCCACGCCCCGGAAGGCTGAAAGGTAAGGAACTCTATCAGCTTCGGTGGGACTGCTACAACCGTGACAAAGGTCGCTGCCAAGAATGCAATAGGCTCACCCACTGGCATTCCGAGAACGAGCTTTCAGCCGATCTCTATCATATGGCGCATATCAAAGCTAAGAGAATCGGCGGAGATAACCTCGCCAACGTGCGCACTTTATGTGGAGATTGCCACAGGAAAGAGCACCAATACGGGCCAAGTATGACGAAGCCAGTTCCAGCAAAGCACTAGGAGGAAGTATGCATACGTCAGTAGAGACGGACAAGCTAGATGCTGCGCTTGTATTGTTTCAAAAAGAACTGCCGAAAATCCGCAAGGGCAAGACGGCCAAGATCCCCACGAAGAGCGGGGGGAACTACACATATAAATATGCTGATTTTGCGGACGTGATGGAGGTGGCAACTCCTCTCTTGGTCAAGTACGACATGCATATTACGCAAGGATTTGTTGCTGATAAGCTCCAAACTCAAGTCCACCATTCCTCTGGGCAGTGGAAGGGAGACGACGGGCTTCCTCTTCCTCTCCATCTGGGGCCGCAAGAGATAGGCGCGGCGATCACGTACTTCCGTCGCTACGGGGTTTGTGCGCTATTAGGTATCGCGCCTGAGGGTGATGATGTAGACGCAGCGACCAAGGCTGAGAAACAGCCAGATAAATCGATTCAGCAGTCATCTAAATACATTCCTAAGGTGAAGTCTGACCTCCTTCGTAGTCTGTTGGTTGAGCGAAAGGTTGATCCTGCCGCAGTGCGCAAATGTTTGCAGGAGTTTGGCTTCATGAGTTGCGCTGAGATTACGGTTGAGCGTTACGACGATGTTCGGGATGCGCTGGAGGGATTGTAATGCTCATTCCGCACACGTTTGATGAAGAGAGTCACGTCTACGAAGTTCCGGGACATTTTGTGTGGGCTACTGGCGACGTCATATCAATGAATGGCTTATGCGATTTCAGCATGGTTCCGTCTGCCAATCTGGAATATGCGACCAACCGAGGGCAAGGTGTTCACGTGGCGATCCTCGCTTATGAAACCGGGGCCGATGTGGAACAAGCAGTGCGCGAGTTTGAGGAGGAGCGTGGCTGCGGTGTTATGGATGGCGTGATGGAGAGGATGAAGGGTTATTTCCGATTCCGTGATAGCTACGATTTGAAGCTTTGCGGCGTGATGGAAGAGACGCGTGTCTATAAACATGAAGGCACCGATCTCCTTATTGGCGGAACAATTGATCTTCCCTGCTACATCAACGGCCAGTTCACATTGTTGGACGCCAAAACTCAATTCAAACAATATGGACAAGCGGCCAAGCAGTGCCTTCTGAAGTGGAGACTTCAAATGCAGAGCTACGAAGAGGCAATGGATGCCGACGAGGAGTTTTGGAACCAAGTGCAGCGGCCTGACATGATTCGCAAGGCGATTCTCCATCTTCATCCCAATTGTGGAAAGGTTCGGGGAAAGGAAGCTACAGAATTCGAGTATCATCCGATCACTACTGACGATAGTCTCTTATGGGATTCATGCATAAGGGTTGCACAGGCGAAACTTAGCTCAGGATACAAGCTCGACAGGAGGCCGTGATTGAAAGCAACGTTAGCCAATATGCCAAGCCCACCAATGCGGGACATAGTTTGGAGGATCATCAGCAGAGGCGGGTGGAAAACGCCACAGGAGATTCAATCCGCAATCTTGAGCGATTACGGGCGCTGGACTTCTGATGCAGCAGTCACAGCGAGACTGAGGGATTTGCGCAAAGTTCGTTACGGTGCTTATCACATCAAGTGCCGTCCAAGAAAGGAGAAAAGCGCATGGGAGTACAAGCTGATGAAGGACTAGATCCATCGGTAGCTGCACACATTGTTTGTCAGAAGTGCGGCATTCACAACTGGCTATTCGAGCCGGAACTTACTGAAATCATAAAGCGTTACGCTGCAAGTGCTTGCCAGCCGATAGAGCAGGTGACTAACCACATGATTCTGAGCTGGGAATCGTATATTCACGCGCTGCGGATGAATTCTCTGAGTTATGGTTCTGACGATCCCAGAAGGTTTTTCCGAGGCGCTAACTGGTTCAACGAAGATTACTGGCCGTGGAAGCCAAGCACGCCGGCAACGCGAGAGCCGGGGATTTATCGGGGGTGAGCAATGAGAAACGGCCCTCGCCGTTATGGTTTGGGCCGCTCTCGTTTTATTTTTGGCTCGCCAATCCAACAAGGGGAACATCCGATGCCTGAGATTACCGAACGCTCTACCCTCGAAAATAAGTATTGCATACAACTGGCGACTACGCTATACATGATATGTCTGAGGCCTGAGAACCCCAGAAAATCAAGTAATCCGCTGACGAGCCAAAGGGCATTGTTGCCGCAGGGTCGTTCGGTGCCCGGTAGGCGCATACGCCTTCCACAGCATCGTGAGGGGGGAGTTTCTGGATACAGGACTTTAGCCGACTGTGGATTGTATGCCTTTCATACCTTACCGCTGGCTCCTTTAGACGGATAGGCAATGTGAAAGGGACTGGGCTGGACCCCCGGTCTTCTTTCGCCCTCCCACTCCACCATTACCGGATGTAGGTATTAAGAGGCTCTTATGAAGCAAACAGTGAGAGAAGAATACGGAGCATTAGGAACAAGCGCTGAGAAGTATGTGAAGGCAATGGGACCGACTGCGAGGATCTATGTTTTCGGAACAAGAAAGGATGTCGTGAGGGATAGACGATTGTTTGATCTTAAAGCAGTTGTGGATTATGTAAGGATTTCAGCGGAATTCTTTGTTGCAGAAGACGCTTAGATCAACGCTGCTACCAGACTGAGACTACAGGAACCAAGGAAGACAGGATACGAACAATGAAACCGTACTACGAAGAAAAGGGCATAACGATCTACCATGGCGATTGCAGAGAGATTCTGCCGCAGTTGGGTAAGTTTGATTTGCTGCTGACTGACCCGCCTTACGGTGTGGATGCCGACCGTGACCGCAACTCGCAGAAGAATGGATGGGTTGACTACGGTTCAACCGGATGGGATAAGGCTCCCATCACCAAAGAGCATTTGGACCTGTGTCGTGCGAGTTGCGAAAGGGCAATCGTTTGGGGCGGGAACTACTTTGAGCTTCCCCCGAGCATGGGATGGTTTATATGGAACAAGGGGCAAAGGGCCTTCAGTCTAGCCGATGGAGAGCTTGCGTGGACGTCGGAGCGCAAGGCCGTGCGCATATTTGACTACTCGCGCGGTGAGGCATTACAGGATGGCAAACAGCATCCGACGCAAAAGCCAATAGCCCTGATGAAGTGGTGCATCGCGCAAATGGGGAGTGTAAGGAACCTCGTGGACGCTTTCATGGGCAGCGGAACCTCGCTAGTTGCTGCCAAGGACTTAGGTATTAGCGCCACTGGCATAGAACTAGAGGAAAAGTACTGCGAGATAGCCGCCAACCGCCTGCGGCAAGAAGTCTTCAATTTCGAGGAGGTTCTGTGATCCGCCCACTCTCTGATTACATCGTCCACATGCAACTGAAGTACCCGGTAAAGTACGTGCCGTATTTGGTTCTAAGGCAATCAGGGTTCAACTATCACGATCTGGAGCACTTAGTGATGCTGGGAATCCTGACCAAGGCAACCGAAGGCTATCACCTGAGAAAAGACTGGTATGTACTCAGAGAGAGCCGCGCATTGAAGCAGCAGGAGACGAAAGAACTTGATCCATATCAAGGAGTTGCGTGATGTTTATCCCGCCTGAAGGAGCTATGCAGTTCGAACTGACTGAATTCCCCGGAGAATGTGTTTGGGTTGAACCGGAAGTATCCAAAATTGACTTCAACACTGAGTGCAACTGCATGGAGGGATACAGGCTGATTTCATGGGGAGAGTGCACTCTTCGTCCGAGTAATGAGCCTGTTGGCGGAGGAACTCCTTCTTACTGTGCTTGCCTCGGAAAGATAATCGAATGACTGACGCCGAACGCCTTATCTGTGTAAGAGACTCATTGCGCAAGCGCAGAGAGATTGCCAGAGCCCGAGGAGTATGCATCGATTGCATGAAGAAACGCTATAAAACGCTTTCCCGGTGCCTTCCCTGTTGTCTAAGGGTGAATGCCTCCAAAGTGAAGTGCCGACGCAATAGAAGGAAAATTCAAACGATTTAGTGGGTATTCGGTGAAGAAGCAGCAATCAATTCCGCGAGCCCTCAGTGTTGGAGAATGTACTTTTGAGGCTCATTGCAAGGTTTATGGTTTCACGCCAGTGCGGGAGTATGTGTTTTTCCATGGCCGACGATGGAGGTTTGACTTTGCGTTTCCTGGATCGCAGATTGCAATTGAAATTGAAGGCGGGACATGGAGCAATGGCCGGCATACTCGCGGCAGTGGATTTGAGAAAGACTTGGAGAAATACAATGCAGCGGCATTACTTGGTTGGCGAGTGCTGAGATATACGACCGATATGGTAACTAAAGGTATTGCAATCAATGATTTGAGGAGGATTTATGGCTGAACTAACGAAGGAGCAGTTGGAGCAAGCGTACATTGCGTATGATAACTGCCAAAAAAGCTATCAAAGAATAAATCCCTATGAACGCCTCAAAGCAGCCGCACCGTACTTGCAGCTTCCGTGGGCACCGCCGACACAATACGAAATTCTGAAGTTTTACGCGGGTCCGAATACGGCTAATCTGCTGATGCAATTCGTGGAGTATCGTAATGCAGACATTGCGCCCAAGCCTGTGGATCCACGGAGGGAGCGAATCATAGCTGTTCTGCGGCATTGTGTGTGGCCATATGAGCATCAAGGCGAAGTGGCTGATCGTATCCTCGCAGCACTCGAAGAAAAATAAAGGAGAAACAGTGAACAACATCAAGAGATTCTGGTTAGTCTTAGCATTCCTCTCAATCGCGGGCCTTATTTGTGCCCAAAACGCCCCACAACAAGCCCCTAAGCCTGAAACGGCTCCAACCCTCACCGCAACAGAGCAAATAGCACTCAAGGCCGTTGGTGCTGAATTAGAGCCAATCAATCAGGACTTCCAGAAAGAGCATCCTGGCTGGGCGTTGAATTTCAATGTGAACATCGTGCCAAGCACGCCAAAACAGCAGCCTCAAGTGAAGCAAACCGTCCCTGCATTCGATCCAAAGCATCCCTATCCTGAGCCAAAGAAATAGGCACTCCATGTTTCTCGAACTAATTCTCGCCACAACCGCTGCTGTGACTCCCCCACAGCACAAGTTCCTCGAATTGCCCAACATCTATTTGTTTTCAACAGAAGCATTAGTCCGCGTGCTTGACGCTGAATCAACGCGAGCAAATCTCACGAATCCGTGCAAATGTTTTATCGAGCGCAACACGCCTGCAATCAGCAAAACAAACGCTGGTGCTTATGGCTATTCAGCCGCCGTTTCTGTTGCAACGATTGGTCTTAGCTATTTAGCCCACAGAACCAACCACCACAAGGTAGAGAGACTGATACCAGTATTTGATTTCTCTTACGATTCTCACGATGTAGCTCACAACTACGCAATACGTAACAAACGCTAAGTTATAATTCTGCTCATATGGCTTCAGACTTTACAGCCGAATTTGGTGAATCCATCTGTGAACTCATCGCAGACGGTAAATCCATACGCTTCGTAGCCAATTTGCTGCAGATACCAGAATCCAACATTAGATTTTGGATCAAGAAATACCCTGATTTCGCTGCGCAATACGCACAGGCGAGGGAAGATCGTGCGAACGGCTGGGCCGAGGAGTTCATTGAAATTGCTGATTCGATTGAGCTTACAGAAGACGCTGCAGACAATCGTGCTGCGATAGAACTGGCTAAGCTCAGGCTCGATGCCCGCAAATGGGTTGTATCTCGCATACTCTCAAAGGTTTACGGTGAGAAGGTAACGCACTCAGGAGATGCAGATAACCCTATAGGTCTGCAGATTGTGTCGAGCATCCCCCGTCCAGACCGCACATTAGAGGAGTGATACAATCTCGCCATGCCAGCCTACGCAGCAGGTAAAGCGAACGCAATCTATCCTGGGGATGTGGTAGTTCTATCCTCAGCCAGCATCTCTACAAACCCTACAATCGCGGTAGCGGTAAGTCCATTGAATGGTGAGAGTTCCGCAACTCTGACTGTAGTCAACGGATCGGCAGTGGTGCTAACGGTGCAGTTCGCTACAACCGATACAAACGCTTCGTATCAAGCGCTCAAAGACGAGAATACTGGCGATGCTTTGACCGTTGCTGCAACCAACGCAGGCGTGTTCAATGTGGGCACAGGATTTGTAAGGATCTCGCCAGCAAGCGATCCCGGAGCCACAACCATTACAATCAGCCGTTAGTGTACTATCGGTGCATGAGTGTACTAATGGTGCAGGCGTGCAAGTGCGATAGGTGCGGGCATATCTGGTTGCCATGGAAGAAAACTCCAAAGCGCTGCGCTCAGTGCAAGTCGGTCATGTGGAATGCTGTGGATGTAAAGCCCACAGAGTTGTCCTCTAAGGAATTCAGGAGTCTTCCGAAAACTCCAGCGATCATGGCCATCGTAGAAGACAGAAAGAGCCACGATAAGTCAACCTGCCGCGTCTACAAGTGCGGGATGTGCAATGGCTAGCGTAGGCCTCAGTGGTCCAGAACGCGGCCTGATGGACCTTCGCAAGACGTACGATCCCTACCCTATGCAGAGGCGTTTCCATGCGTCTACAGCGCCCTACAGCTTCATGGGTGGAGCTGCTGGCCCTGGTAAGACGATGGCCATGATTATGGAGCAATTCACGGCCTGCAATGAATTCAATCTGGACGATGGGCCAAAAGTGCATACGCTGCTGCTAAGGAGAACCAATCCCAAACTGGAAGCAACGGTTATCACACGCTTTCGTGAGTCGGTGGACAAGAGTCTTTACGCCAAGTTCAACGAAACAAAGAGTGAAGTAACTTGGCTGAATGGTGCGACTACCAAGTTTGGCTCAATGCAGTACGACCATAACGCATGGGACTATCAGGGCCAGTGGTTTCACATCGGTTATGACGAGATGTGCGAATTCACATTCAACCAATGGATGGCGACAAGTGCTTGGAATCGATGTCCGGTCAGTCGGTATTCAAAGAAGTATGGCGCTGGCAATCCGATTGGTGTTGGCGCATTGTGGGTTGAGGATCTGTTCGTCAAGCATCGGCCATGTCAGTACATGGAAGACTCGCAAAAAGCGAGTTATCGCCCGGATGACTATGACTATTTCCCTGCCACGTACCTCGATAATCCTGTTTACGCAAACGATCCCACATTCCTCAAGAACCTGGAAGCGTACCCAGAGGCGATACGAAATGCACTTAAGTACGGGCAGTGGGGTGTTGCGGGCGGTTACTTTCAGGGTGCCTGGGACGAGGCGGTGCATGTCTACAAGCATTTGGATCTCAAACCGTGGTGGAAACGCTGGATAAGCGGTGACTGGGGATTCGAGCACTGGAGTGCGATCTATAAGCACGCAATGGACGATCATGGAGTGGTTTATACCTACGATGAGCTGATGGTTCAGCACCAACCGCCTGAGATGCTTGCAGAGACGATAGGCGAATGGGCTCAGGAAGATGGGAGAATGCCGCACTTCCAGAACTTTGCATTCAGCCATGACGCTAATTCTAGCAATGCAACGAAGACGTTTGGAGCGAATACGAATAGTGTTTTCAACAGGATGACGCCGACTCTGAGGGAATATGGGATACCAGCGCCCCATGTGAGCACAAGAGACAAGATCGGCAGAGAGCAGATGATGTACGACCTGCTAGTGAAGCGGATACATACTGGTGAGGATGCAGACGGGCATTCGGTTGAATGCCCGGCATGGATGATTTCCAACAAGTGCGAATCGCTGATTCGGGTGATACCGATTGCGAAGCGGGATGACCTAGACAAAGAGAAGATTGAGAGCTTCGATGGTGACGACCCGTTACAGGGAGCTAGCTATGGTTTGTATGCAATCTTTGGCAAGCCGGCTGAAAAGCCGAGGAGTGTACAATTGGCGGAAGTTCTCGAAGGTGTGCCGAATAACACGCAAAAGGCTATTGTGGCGAAGCGTTTTGATGTAGATTGGGCAAAGAGCCATAAGCCGGTAAGGAGACAATTGCGATGGACGCGACCTGGATTGCCTCAATAAGCCTTGCGATATCGTTAGCTGCCTTTGTTGTTGCGCTGGTGAACAAGCCATACAAGAAGGAAGAGTTACCGCTGATCTCCAAGCTTGACACAGTCACGGCCTCCGATTTGATCCATCAGCAAAAGGCGCAAGCGTTGGATCGCAGGGAAGCTGAGATTGTCCGCAGCATAGACCCTATGCGCAAGCGTCCTGGGCTGGCTACCTTGCGGTATCGTGCTGAAGTGGAGTCAATGAAGCCGGAGCATCATTCTCAGGAAGTGATAGCGAATAACGTAAGGGCTTTGCAATCATGAATATAGTTGCATTTATTGAAGCAGTGGTTCGGAAAGCAAAGGCGGATTGTCTTATTGTTCAGGGCCGCGAGCAGGATTTGAGGAACATGATCAAGGAAGAGTTGGCTAAGGTAACCAAAGGAGAGAAAGATGCCGCTTGACGCAGGTGGGAAGTTCCGACACAACACGCAGGTTGCCGCGATGCACTCGAAGGGCAAGGATGCGAAGCTCTCCGACAAGAAGGATTCGAAGCCGCTCGATGACAAAGGAGCCGAGGATGGGCACGAAATCACCGAAGTCCATGACCACAAAGACGGCAGCTTCCACACCGAGCCGGACGGCGAAGAGCACGAAACAATCGGTCACCTTCATGCTCACTTATCCAAACTTCATGGAGCTGCTGGAGAAAAGCATTTCCATGGGCATTCTGACGGAATCAGCCATCACAGCCACGCGGTTGAAACTGGCGGAGAGGCCGAGCACCGGGATCATGAAGATGAGCATGGAATCGCCGAGCACCTGAACGAGCATATCGGTGGAGATGGAACCCCACAAGAGGATGGCGAAGAGCAGGAGCAGAACGAGTCGGCACTGGGTGGGTACTGATGCCGAGCATTCCGCCGCAGGACTTGAAGCCGAAGGCAAGCATTATTCGCTGGTTCTATTGCACGATTTGCGGCAGCATGTGGTTCAAGATACCGCCTGATGGCATATGCCTTATCTGTAAGAAACAGAACAAGTTCAGCCAGATTGACTTTGAAGCCTTTGGAGCATCGGAGACTTTACCAACCTAGCGCAATACTAACCGGAAGGGGAGAATCATGGCACTGTCAGTATTCGCAAATGCACGCAAAGCGGTAGATTACGCATTCGGAGTAACCCCCAATGGACCTCCGGGGCTGCGCATCTTCTCGGGCGGTTCTACGACATCAGGAACCTTTTCCATCACTCTTGACTACGGCTATATCGTCGCGCTCGATGGATCAAGCGTCGCTTTGACGGCGAAGATGCCGATCAATCTCGGTGTCAGCACGACCAACGA